CAATATAAAATTAATACCTCAAAAGTGCCTCTCTTTGCGCAATAAAATAACCATGTTGGCAGAAGTCGTACCCACATCTGGTCATCCAAATAGCCAAATCTTTTAGCTCGTCACGCTCCTCGCTGACAGCTTTGAGTAACATAGCTACTTCTATGGAAACCTTATGTGCTTTGTCATCTATTTTTATAGTATACACCCTAACCTCCTCGACTATTCTTCCATCATAGTTATTAATGTTCTTCCATTTTGTAACCTGGCCCAAAAGACTCTGTCAGCATTTGCAACCAACTCTTCTATATGGGAGATCATCAGTATCTGCAGCTTCAATTTCTTACTGATCATGCGAAGCATTGCAGATGCTTTACTTTGTAGATTATTACTAAGATGTTTGAACGGCTCATCAAGTATTAGAAGCGGCCTAGTTTCCTTCGTAAGGCTCCAAAATGCCATCCTGAGTGCAATGGATAGGATATCAACAACCCCGCCACCTGATGCGTCTAACGGCTTTATTTTGGAACCATTTCTAATAAGCCATAGATCTGCTTCTGTCTTTCCTCGTCTTTGTATAAATTCGACCTTGAACTCATAGGGATCATCCCACACAGCAGCTAGTGCTGTGGATACAAGTCCTGAGATATGGAATTCAAGCTGCTTTTGTGTCATCTCTGCGGCCTTCTGGAACAATGCCTGTACTTTTAAAAGATTTATTCCTTTTTCCTTTAGTGTTGATAACTTAGCCTGACTCTTTTGCCAATCTGTTATTAAGAGTTCTTCTTTAGCACGATCTTTTACAAATTGATTTTCTGCTTTTACAACATCTCTGATTATGTCTCTTATGTCTACCATTCATAGTTCTCCTTGAGTACGGAAAACTTCTTTTGGATATTAACCTCTAATACACCAACTTCTTTTTGAAGCGTTTTCAGTTTTTTATTTCCATCGAGTACTGAATTAATTCCAAATGATTTCAAATTGCGTATATGTTCTGAGAGGACTCCTTCCGCTTTCGCTTTTTCCTGCTTTGCGTCGGCTATGTCTTGTTTGATGCTTTTCACCTGTTTGATAATGTCAGCTATGTCGGTCATTGTTTCTCCTATGAATAGTAACCCTTTATAAATCCGTTGATTAATCTTCCTACAGACGATTTCACTTTCGTAGTAGCCAACAACTCTCGCACGTTAGCTTCAAACGATAGTTGCGTAGTTAATTTTGTGTCATCTAACGTCCTGATAAATGCTTCCATCTTTTCGTCACGTTCTTTTATCTCAATAGCATCCTCTTTAAAAACCTCAACAGTTGGAAGTATTGGAATAATGTGTTTTTTGACTTTTCCCGTAGTAATATCAACAACCCAAAAACATGGTTTGTGGGCGTATTGTGCAGTCGTCATTCTCATCAGAGAGCCGCAATTTATGATTGATGGAAGTTGCATGTCTTTTGGTAGGTATGAAAATGAATTATGATTATCGCCAGAGACTACTAAATTGTAATCTAAAAGAGACTTCGCAAAATCAGCTGAATTTATATATTCTTTTTGATCTGGAAATAATGGTTTATCTTTTACAATCATTTTATGAAGAACTAAAATATTATAATGTTTTGGATCAATAACTATTGGTATACCTTCACCCCAAGATGATCCGTAGATATCTACGACCTTTTGATCTTCGTAAGTAGTCGGTTCATCAGTGAGTAGATTAAGGGTTTCATCTTCAAGTAATATTGATAGTGCTGTATCTTCAGTTCGTCTATGCTTTGTGTCATGCTGCCCAAATACTACATGTATCACAGTTGGGCCAATGATTTTTATTATATCGACAAGCACCCTATTTGGTATATCTGGGCTATCAAAAAAATCCCCTGGCTGAAGTACTACAAATATATTATTCTCAATAGCGAAATTCATAATATATTTTATCTTCCCAAGCATCTGCTCATAGTATTCTGAAGTTCTGAATTTTGTAGGAGTCGCACGTATATGCCAATCGCCACAACAGATTATTTCCATTTCACCCCCAATGTTGTATGTGTTTTATTCTAGCATCTGTCAATTCCACCCCGCACAGAGGACATAGTTTTTGATCTTTTAAAAGCACATTCATCCTATTTTCTAAATCCAATATCTTTAAAGTAAGTACTTTTATTATTGTATGATATTCTTTTATGCTTTTCAATGCCAGCACAAGCGATTCTAAAGCCCTATACTGCGTGTTAACTTTTTCAGTATCTGTTAGTATCTGTTCTACATCTTTTTCGTGTAGCGCCTTGCTCATAAACCCAGAAATGCGTTTCTTTGAAGCTTTTATTGCTGTGATTATTTGTTCTAGGTGTGTTGCGTTTTCGGATTTATCATGCATCGTGCTGGCATCAACAAATATCGGATTTATAAGAGACTCTATCCCGAGCCAACCATCCAGCGTTTCAAGCGCTCCACTTACGTCATTAATATCATCAAGGATTGTCGCTATGTTGGTATAAGTCTTTTTTGTGGTATCATATTTATCAGTATCTGTTTGAATGGAACGCAACTGTTTTTCTATATCATCAAGATGCTCGTATTTTTCTATCGCATTTTCAAGTTCTTTACTATGTTCCTGAGTGTAATTGCTATCCGTTGTGTTTTTTATGATCGTTGACTTTACACTTTTAGTGATCGCATCAATTATTTCAAAGCCAGCTACCTTGTTAAGTTTCTTAGCGACTTCACCTGGAGAACTTTGCAATAGGAAATAAGCATCATGTTGACCTTGAACAGAAATATCGTTTAGATTTAAAAGAGCAGTAATTTCTTCTGGAACATTTGAGCTAACTACTTTAAATGCTTTCTCATCAAGATGGTATTCATTCCTGGATTTTGATTTAGTTCTTGTTATCACAGTCTCATCTAATTTTAAAGACACTTCAGCTGGTTTTTCATTGGCACTATTATTAATAAATGCAGAACCAATTGGTCTGTTCAGCCATAACCAGTTAATAGCACGAAATATGCTAGACTTTCCAACATCGCTTGATCCCGTGATTGCGTTGATCCCAGGATCAAGCGTCATTTCTGTATCAACATGACTCTGGAAATTCTTTATCTTGATTTTCTCTAACATTATCTACCTCATAAAAAAGTCTGGGTGACACCAATCCAGGAATTTTTCAAATTCAACAGCAACGAGTTTCAGATTTTTATATCTGATATGTAGAATATTACTGTCAAAGGTTCCAAACATATCCTGCATTTTCCCGAATAAGGAACCCTTCATAAAAATACAGGATTTATGCCTATCCCTACGAAATATGATCAGAATATATTTCCGTCCTGCAAGTTCTCGTTCCTTCTCAGACTTATTCCACCATTTTAGTAATAGAGGCTCACCTTTACTTTTATCCAAGAAATCGAGGATGCTAATATCTTTTGTATACCCTCTTTTAAGTTCAAGCAATACTTTATCAATAAACGGTTTTCCTTTGATATCAAGATAGCCAACATCACCGTAGGAATTAGGAGTTTTCAACTTCTGCTTCGCCCGTGTCGTTGCGCGGCCTCCGCTTTGGGATGTACGCCAGAAGCTATTATCGTCCTTTCCTTCTGTCCACCAGAGCGAAAGCGCACGACATGTGTCACGTTCGTATTGAGATCCTTTACTCGATTTTGCCATAGTTTCTACACCATCTCAAATTGTGCCATCCATTCATTTAATGTTTCCATCCGTTGAAAGCTTCTGAAGCCGTAGGTATCAGTTAGATCAATAAAATTGCACAGCAGGAATTGCTTCTCATCAATAAGTTTTGGAAGCTTAGTTCCTTCAAAGGGTAGCTCCACTAACGCTTTATTTCTATCAATGATATCTTGACCATTAAGAATATTCTGGTAGCCTTTTGATTTTTGATTAAGAGTTCCTTTGATGTATTGAATAGCCCTCTTCTCACCAATACCAGAAATTCCTTCAACTTTATCAGAACGACATCCTGCAACACGTTTTACCATCACCCATTCTTTAGGCGTTATTCCATATTCTTGCGTAAAACTATCTTCTGTGAGAAGTTTCTTCTTTTTGGGGCTATACATCTCTACATTACTTTTCAGAAGTTGATATAGATCACCATCACCTGAGATTATTACAAATTCTCTGTTGTAGTTCTGCGTTATGATTGCAATAATATCGTCAGCTTCCATCCCAGTTTGAATAAAGATATTTTTAAATCCAAACTTTGGGAGAGTCTTGGTTCTTAATTCAATAAACTGTTTGAATGCAAACTTCTCAAACTCTTTCTCTTCGTCAGTCAGGGGCAATCTATTCTTATATGATGGATAGAGTTTGTACCTAAAGTTCTTTTTCGAATCCCAAACGAAAATGAATTTATTGGTATCGAATTTTTTACTAAGGGTCAGCATCTGTCGCATAAAGCCAAACACGATGCCGACCTTTTGTTCTTCATAAGATAGATCACCAATCGTGTGCTTTGCTGCGTGGCATATTGCATGACAATCTATGATTAGTGTTTTGATTTTCAGAACCTCCTATTCTACCCTAGCATTGATTATTGTAAAAACGTGTCCTTCTAATTTATCATAGATTTTATCGAACTCAAGATCAATATCAGCTTTGTCATCAACATCACCTTCGATAGCGAAAACCACCTGAAAAGGCTCATATTGACGTTCTTGTATTGTTTTACTGATTTCACATTTGATTCTACGATTTTTCATATTCCTCTCCTTTTTTGCTTACGGTTGCTTTTGAAGCTTTCCTCAATTTCCTCCCATAAATCAATCACCTGTTCCCGTAATTCAAGCTCCAAATTATTATCTTCAATGTGTTTAATAGCAGTGTCCATTCTTCCAAATTCTCTATCAACTGCCAGGTAGGAGGTGGCTTCTGTATTCTGTTTGAGGTAAGCCAAATTAGCTCTTACATCATCAATCCCTAATCCGAATACTATATAAAGATTAGCTGTTCTAAAAGGATCATCTACAGAACTCTTTTTAATAGTGCAAACCGATTGAATGCCAAATATCTTTTCCTGTTTTGTACCATGAAGCGTTTTTGAAGACTTCAAGTATTTATCTTTTGCCGGAGGCCCTATTCTAATTCTCAGTGAGGCATAGAATGGGATTCCTTTACCACCAGATGTGACTTCCCCTGTACCTCCTTGCCGCACTTGGTTAGAACAAGCTATGATAAAATTATTTTTCCTGATCCTCGTACATGTTTTCCGCAATCCTTGGCTGAAATCCTTTGCTATTTTCATGCCCATCTTATCACCAGCATCACTCAATTCAAGTTCAGAACTGAGTGCCGCCAGACTATCAGTTGCTATCATATTAACAGCGCCTTCTTTAGGCGGGTCGGGTTCCCATTTAAGGATATGATCAAATACCTCATTGACAGTATCAGGCATGTAATAATCTTCCTTGGCCAATTCCATGCCGTAGATCCGCATATATTCTTGATCTAATCTTGCTTCTGGATCTAAGAATTTTAAATGACCGCCTTTTGCTTGTGTTGCTGCAGTCATCTCAGCAAGGATTGAACTCTTTCCAGCACCAGATGGTCCAAATATTTCCATCAAAATACCACTGGGGACTCCACCACCTCTTACTCTACCACCGGATATTGCCAGGTCAAGCAGCGTGCTGCCTGTCGTCACAACCGTTGCGAAATCACCGTCATTTGTAGTAGTTTTGATAGGAGCTGGTTCTTTCTCAGCCCTATCTCTAATCTGTTCAGCTGGTGATTTTTTTTCTATCTTTTTCTTTTCTACCATTTCAACGTTTCCTCTTATTCATCTGCTTTCAGTCCATCATCAATTGCTTCGTTCAGAATTTGTGTTGAGAGTCCCCATCTATGTTTTAAAACATAGATTAATTGACTCAAAATTACAAACAGGCCCTGTTCTCGATCATACTTATCTTTTGGAGCACTTTCAAACGTTCTCACTATCTGCTGAACTGTGTCAGTTCCATAATCTAATGTTCTATCATACATACTATCTTCGCTGTATTTCATTTGCATAATCCTATGTTTTGTGTGTTGGGCCACCCGATTAAGAGTGGCCCAGAGAAGCTTACTTCCTACGACGAATCGGTTTACGTGCTGGTGCATCTTTCTTTTCAGTAGCATTAGACCTACTACGCAAATTCTGATTGCGTTTAGGCGGTTCAGGTTCAGGCTCTGGTTCAGGCTCTGGTTCAGGCATTACCTGATTAGCAGCATAGCAATCATCCCAATTTGGGCAATCACCACATCCTTCTAATTGATCATGATCTACCCCAAACTCACCACCAATCGGGCATTCATCTGGTGCTACTTCACCAGGTTCTGGCTCCACAGGCTCAGGGGGCTGCTCTTCCGGTTCGGCGTCAAAAGGTGTATCACTACCGGAAACGCTGCTTTCATCAGAAGCCTTTGATGCACCATAGAACGCCTTGTGAATCTCATCATAATCAGTATACTTGATTAGTGAATCAAGAGCGAACGACTGATCCAGAATCTTATCCGGGATAGGTTCCTCTCTATCGTCAAAGCGATATCCAAGATACTGAGTGTTCGTCATTCCAGAACCTCTGCGGGTGAATAGAACATTCTTGCCAACATCTGGATCAAAGTAAAGGACCGTTCCACCACCTTTGGGGCGTTCCGCAATTTCCTTCAGATTGTTTTCCATAAACCAATGCGCGATGTCAAGGAGCTGAACGCCTTTTTTCTCTTCATCTGAATTATCATGACACCAGATTAAGTAGAGCGTTCGGCGTTTTGCTTTCATCGCATCAAAATCTTCTTTGGACATAGAATCACGATTTTGATTCAGGTACTCACAAATGGGACATGGTTCTCCATTAGTACGTGCTGGACATATATAAGGGGCGTCAAGGACACCAACATTACGATGAACCCAGAGTTCAACTAGCCAAGTAAATTCACCCTCACTAATGCCACCGCCACTTATCTTAGGCATATTCATGCCAGCTAGGAATGGAATAAAGTCAATGGTATGTCCACCTTCGGCACACTTCCAGAATCCAACGCCTTTCGGTATATTGCCTGTGGTGATGTAACTCCCAAACTGACCGCCGCCTTTATCTGCAACACTTTGTTCGTGCCTACGGAGAAGATCTTTCTTTTGCTTTTTGTACTTATCTCTAAAACCCATACTTACGCTCCTTTCCTTATTGTTGACCAATCTTTAATTGATTACGTGCTTCTCGCATGTTAGCTACAAAACTTTCAATAACTTTTTGTACTTCATATGCATGTACTGACACAAACTTTTCTATGTCTTTTTTAATTCCTTCTTCCTTCACCTTTTGCGCTATCTCTGCAGATTTACTTTTTGCATTTTCAAAATGCGTATTTTTGCATACGATATCTTCTGTGTAGTCAATATATTTATCAATAATTCTACAAATATATGTCAATTGCTTCTCTTGATTATCTAGTTTAGCATTAATTTTTACTATATCATGTTCTATTGCCATACTTACGCTCCTTTCCTTTCATTGCGAATATCCATCACAGTAGCTCGCACATCATTTGCAATCTTTTTGATTTCCTGCATGGCTTTACGTACTTTTGTACCAGCAGTGGAATGCCCCCTTTTCATATTCTCAAATTTATCTGCATCTAATTTTGCTTCTTCTACAACGTCACTTAACTCATTTAACAATTCTACTACAGTCATCATTTTTCCTCGCTTTGCTTTGTTTTTTCATATCAAACCAGCTTTTAAAGATAGCCATTGATATGACACGGAATATTATGTAGCCTCCAAATAAGGCTACAAACGTTAATAATGTATACTTCAAAATTTCCATATTCATTTCTTCGCTATTGGTTTGCGTTTTTGTAGACGTGTGTTTGCATTCAATACTTTTACCTGTTCTGGTTGCGAATTCTCTCTTTTGAAACGCTCCTTGATTTCAGCAGGTATATTTGGATTTGAGAAATAACCACCCAACCATAATTGTGTTAGTCCCTCTAGTGCTTTCTTTCTGTGTTCAAATGCAGATTTAACTATGGTCAAGATGTTCATATCCTCAGTGGCGTTTGTCAAATCCGTCTGTGCCAACTGAAACGACTCATCGCCTTGAATTGACGCATTTATTGCTGCCTCAGTTGGCTTCTTCTTCTCACCTTGCGATAGTGCTTGTCTATATTTTGAATCAAGAGATGCCTTGAGTGTATCCAAAGCTTCTTTTTTACGATCTTTCACAGCAACAGAATTAACCCATTTCTCAGACCATTTCATGTAATGTGAAGAATGGTCCCTCCAATTAATATCAAGTTGACTAAAATCAATACTAAGATCATCTTCATACTCTGACATTTTATTCACCCCCTTTTTTACTTCTATTATATCACATTTTTGAATGAAATCTGCGTTTATTTACGCTGTAGCCGCTTTATGTGCGAAATAAATTGCAAGGGTAAGACCACCTCGTGATGAATACATAACGCTCTCTTGAAAAGCCATCATCATCTCAGCAACACGATCAGTTCCTTTGCCCAGTAACACTGCGTTGAAATACCCTAGAAAGGCATAGCGTAGGCTCTCAGGCTCTCCTGATAGACCCTTAACTAGCGTAGCAATCTCAGACCATTGCGCTCTCCCAGAAAGTAGCAACCTGGCTATCTCAGCAATATTAGCTTCCGTGACAGTGGCGTTTTCTATTGCGTCCAGTGCTGTTTTATCGTCCGCAACGTCAATGACTGTATCCAGAAGATTTAATGCTTTGCCTGGAGAACCATCACAAACATCCGCTATTTTTTCGATCACCTCCTTTGGGAAATCTTTGACACCTTCTTTCTCCAAAATATCCTTGAGAAGTTTTTTGATTTGTATTGGAGTTAGTGTTTCAAACTCATAGGAATGGCATCTGCGTTTTAAACTCTTTTTCAATTTTGCTGGTTCTGTTGTGCACAGCGCAAAATAAATATGCTTCGGCGGTTCTTCCAAAATAACAAGCAAATTCTCTTGGGCCGGTACCGTCAGTTGGTGGCATTCCTCGATAACAATCAGCTTGACATCACCAAACATTGGCGCAAAATTACTATTCGCTACTATCTCACGGATGGTATCTATTCCACGAGAATTTGCGCCATTGTACAAATATAAATCACTATCAGAACAGTTAAGTTCATTTTTGAGAATGCGTGCTGTAGTAGTCTTTCCAGA